CAAAGCTAAGATTAGTAAATTCTGCACTTGACTGAGCATCACGAAATCAGCTTAAGGCTCATATATACCTTGTCTTTGTCATCTTGCGTGACTCCCAAATATCGCTTGGTGACGTTTAATGAGGAATGATTGAATATCTCAAGAAGAACTGTCGGGGAGACACCACTTTTCCAAGCGTGGTAGCCGAAAGTTTTTCTTAATGAGTGGCACGACACTCGCTGTTGGAACTGCAAAGCCTCGGTTGCGGAGCGGATAAGGCGATATGCTTGTATTCGGCTGATTGCTTTCTTGGTGTTAGGGTTCTCGATGAGAAACGCTCCTTGTCGTGCGGACAGCACAGCATACAGAGCCAACGCACGAGCGGCATCCTTATTAATAGCAAATGTCTTTGATTTTCGGGTCTTACTCTCGGTGATTGTTACGCTTTGGCGAACACGGCGGTTTTCAAAGTCGTAAACGTCCTCCCATCGCAAACGAAGTAAATCGCTAATGCGGAGTGCCGTGTGTACTCCGAGGGCGATAAGGACGTAATTGCGGGTCTGTCCTCGATTGAGATAATACTCTGCGAGTTGGCGGACTTGATTTTTATTTCTAATCGGTTCTGTGGTCATGGTGAATCCTCCTTAAAATAGGGCTGTAGCCCATGTAACTTACTTTACAGTATGTTACCACGGACGGATTTGCTTGATTATAAAAAGGGAATCGGGCTGTCGGTTCAGAGGTTATGTCGTAAATTTTCGGACAGGCAATCATAAATTTTCTTAGGGATTTAGGCATTAAAAAAGCCCACGTAACATACTGTAAATTTTGTTACACGGCAAGGAGGCTTAATTGTGGGGTAATTACACATTATGAAAAATCTATACGAAGCGAGATTGGTTGTCCATGCATTTGGATTGTTGTTGAGTTCTACAATTGAAAGAATAATCACTACAATTATTAACAATCATTTTCAACTTAGACCAGTTATCTATCACCTTATATCTATAATTATTTTAACAGTATTGTTCATTCTAACAAATATTATGCTAAAGTCTTTTATACGTTCAAAGTTTATAAGTAAAAGAGTTTTCGGGAAAAGATATATTGGTGGACGTTGGATTGAGATTGTTTTAACTGAGAACAATGAAATTTCTCATTTTAGTAAGTTGGATATAACTTATGAGGAAGATAACATAAATATACACGGCGATTGCTATGATAAGAATTATCAGCGTAAATATTATTTTGATTCAATCTGTTCTGTAATGGATAAATTTGAGTTAACATATTTATTTATAGCAAAGGAAGGTAACAAAAGTATAAGGGAAGATATAGGGCATTTGAGATTTGAAGCAAGCGCAATAAAGTCTCCAGATATATATTTGGGTCATTTTGAAGATAAAGGTATGGAATTTAAAGTTGAGGGATTCTTAATAAAGAATAAATCAATAATTAAAAAAATGGATAAAGATTTTATCAAAGCCTTAAAAGATGATATATTGCCTAATTTAAATACAAGCTTAATTGATAAGGGGCGTATAAAAACTGAAAGCGAGATTGCGGTGAAATAACATCAATAGTTATTTCGCAGTAAATATGTTAAAACATCAATTGAGATTTCATCGCATAATTAAGGTGTTGAAGTTAGTTTCAACCAAATTGTCATTAAATCACATATGGTATATTATTACATATGTGGTTGAAAATATCAAGTTATTATATTGGAGGTTTGAAAATGAATTTTTCTAAGGAATTGCAAGCAATAAAGGAAAGGGTTGCAAGTTTTTCATCATCAGAAAAACATGATGCTTTTGCACTTGAGGCTATTAAAGAGTCTATTAATGCAGCTGAAAACGGAAGTTTTGGCGTTGGTGCAATCCTTGTGGATGAAAAAACGGGAAAAATAGTTTGTCGCGGTCAAAATAAAGTGTTTTCTCAGCATAGAAGCGATTTACACGCTGAAATGGATTTATTGACCACGTTTGAAACACAAAATGGTAGCAAAAGCCGAGAATTACTTAGGGATTTAACTATGATATCGTCATTAGAATCATGCCCTATGTGTCTTTGCAGAATAATCACCTCTGGAGTTTCAAAAGTATACCACGTTGCGGATGATGATAGAGGTGGTATGGTACACCTCTATAAACAGTTACCATCGGTGTGGCAAGAAATTTCAAGCAATCGAGTGTTTGAAAAGGCGGACTGTTCTAATGAACTTTCTGAAATTGCTTTGCAAATTTTTCTTTTAACTGCAGATTTAGATAACAAATTATAATCTTTTAAGGAGAGTTTATTCATGTTGGAATTGAGTAAAAAAATTGAGAACGCATTATCCTTTATACGCACTAAAACAAAATCCGCTCCGAAAGTTGGTGTTATTTTAGGTAGCGGTCTTGGAGACTTTATTGATAGTTTAAGCGATACGGTGACTATTCCGTATCAAGAAATTCCTGATTTCCCTTTATCGACAGTAGAGGGGCATGAAGGGGCATTTGTTATAGGGCGTTTTAACGAAATACCTATTGTTGCTTTGAAAGGAAGACTTCATTATTATGAAGGATATTCACAAAGTGAAATCACTATACCTGTTCGTATTATGAAGAAATTGGGAGTTGAAACTCTAATTTTAACTAACGCAGCAGGTGGAATTAACCTTGATTTCTCAGAAGGTACGTTAATGCTCATTTCTGACCATATAAATTGTTCAGGCTCAAATCCGCTCGTGGGAGCGAATCTTGATGACTTCGGTCCGCGGTTTCCTGATGTGTCCGATATTTATACTAAGGAATTACGCGCAAAACTTAAAACTATCGCGATAAATCAAGGTATTGACCTCAATGAAGGTGTATACATTATGTATAGCGGGCCAAATTATGAAACACCGGCGGAAATACGCTTTTATAGAGCAGTAGGTGCAGATGCGGTGGGTATGTCTACCGTACCTGAGGCTTTGGTAGCTACTCACTGCGGTATGAAAATTATAGGTATATCCTGTATAACCAATATGGCAACAGGAGTATTGGATAAAAAACTTGACCACAAGGAAGTTATTGAAACCGCAAACAAGGTTAAAAGTGATTTCACTAAATTGTTACAGCTTGCAATTGAAATGGTTAGTCAAGACGCATAAAGAGGAAAATTTATGGATATTTTAAAGAAACGAGTATTAAAAGACGGTAAAATTATCAACGGAGGTCTTTTGGATGTAAGTAGTTTCTTGAATCAGATGATAGATATTCAATTATTGAGTGATATTGGGAAGGCATTCTCAGAAATATTCATTGAACATCAACCTACAAAAGTAATTACAATTGAATCATCCGGAATTTCGATGGCAATTGCTTGTTCGTTGGAATTAAAAATTCCTTGTGTCATTGCAAGAAAGTGTCTCTTAACTAATTCTTTGGTTGAAACTTATAATTCTGAAGTTTTTTCTCACACTAAACAAAAAAATTTTAATATTTGTGTTTCAAAAAATCATATTACTGAAACGGACAGGGTATTAATAATTGATGATTTTTTGGCTTGCGGCAATGCTGCAAACGGATTGATAAACATCGTTGAGGAAGCGAAAGCCACAGTTATAGGGGTGGGAATCTGCGTTGAAAAATCATTTCAAAACGGTGCAGACAAATTAATTTCACAGGGGGTTAATTTACACAGTTTAGTAAAAATTAAATCATTGGATAATGGTGTTATTACAATTTAGATTATTTATAATAAGACACACAATAAATAATATCGGAGATTTTGTATGAATGAAACAATAAAACAGCTTATTTCAAAAGCGGAAATTGATAAAAGAGTTAGCGAAATAGCCTCTAAAATTGAAAACGATTACTTAGGTGAAGAAGTAGTTATGATTTGCGTATTAACTGGTAGTGCAGTTTTTACCGCTGATTTGTCGCGAAAGATAAGTAAAATACCCGTTATTATCGAGTTTTTTTCAGTATCAAGTTATGGACTTAATACTGAATCTAATGGGATAAAAAAAACATACTTCGAAACAAAAGTTCCTCTTGATAACAAAAATATAATTGTTATAGAAGATATTGTTGATACAGGAAGTACACTTGATTGTATTATGAATCACTTAAAAACTCTAAACCCCAAGAGCATAAAAATATGTTCTCTTCTTGAAAAAACAAACCGAAGAGCAGTGAAAGGATTAGATATTGATTATCTTGGATTTAATATCGGAGATTACTTCGTGGTAGGATATGGCATAGATTATGCTAACAAGTATCGAAATCTGTCGTATATAGGCAGTTTAGAATTTGTTGAATAATTAGAAATAATGGCTATAATTTTTTGTACAATCTCGTTTAACGTGCATTAATGGCAGATAAACGAGATTTTTAATGAATGTCCTTAATTACAGGAAGCAGAATAATTCCGCAAGTCCGCAAGCGAAAATGGGCTGGGAATTTGCGGAGTTAAGTCGAATTTAGGCATATCACGTTTATCTCAAATACCGACACCCCTCAACAAAATATTACAAGCCGAGTAAAATTATTTTACTCGGCTTGTTTTTTATGTTCGTTTTTCCCTTCTCCAGTGGCCACTTGTAGGAGGTGGTTGCACATGGAACAAAAAATCGCACACAAAAGCGAATATGAGAGCAACGGTTGCAAATACACCGTGACGAGTTATTACAGCGAACGCTCGACTGAAAAACTCGAAGATATACTTGTGAGGCTCGTTGCCGACCGTGTTATGATGGAAAATGAACCCCGAGAAATTCCCATTATTTAGAACTTGCTATGTCCGGCATTTAGAGGTAACATGGTGACAATAAAGCGAAAGGAACTGCCAAAAATGAACAGAATTACTGCCTTATATTGCCGTCTCTCTCACGAAGACAGTCGTGACGGTGAATCTATGTCGATTGAAAACCAACGGCATATACTCACGAGATTCGCCGCCGAGCGTGGCTTTGGGAATACCAAGTTTTTCGTGGATGACGGTCACACAGGCACTGATTTTATAAACAGGGCTTTCTCAACCGCGACTTGTTTGTTTCGATTTCGGAAAATTCCCCATGTGGAAGTCACGACTAAACAAGTGATTATTTGCGGCGGGAAACGGTATAGAATTCTCAGTGCGGAGGATATTCGCGGTCGGGGAATGTATATCGAAGTTTTATGCGAGCGATTGGAGGCGAGTAAAAATGGCACAAGTTAAAATGTCGATGCCGGATGATTTTCTTGATTCTCTTGCCAAACTCGAACAGAGAACAGATGACATTATTCCGAAGGTGCTTGAGGTGGGCGGCGAGGTCGTGCTTGCGAAAGTACGGAGTAATTTGCAGTCGGTCATCGGGAAAAATCTCAAGTATAAATCCCGCTCCACTGGCGAATTGGTTTCAGCGTTGGGCGTGTCAAAACCTCGCCTCGACAGGAACGGAAACTATGATGTGAAGATAGGTTTTCGTGAGCCACGGCGAGGCAAAGCGACTAATGCTATGCTCGGAAATATAATCGAGTACGGCAAGCACAATCAGCCGCCTAAACCGTTCTTGAAACCCGCAAAGTCACAGAGCCACGCTCCGGCGATTGAGGCGATGAAACGTAAAATAGAAGATGAGATTAGTAAATTATGAGTATTTTAGCTGAATTAACAGTTCTTTTAGAAAGTCTGAACATTTCCGTGGAAACGGGGGTCTTCAGCGATACCGCGCCCGATGAGTATGTTGTGATTACTCCGCTCGCTGATGTGTTCGAGGTTCACGCCGACAATCAGCCGCAAGCAGAGACACAGGAGGCACGGCTCTCGCTGTTCAGCAAGGGAAACTATATCAAGCGAAAAAATCAGATTGTAAAAGCGTTGTTGAATACAGATTTTACGATTACTTCACGGCTTTATGTCGGTTATGAAACCGACAGTTGCTACCACAATCAAGCGATAGACATCGCTAAGAATTACGAATTGGAGGATTAAATACAATGGCTACAATAGGCATGGATAAGCTGTTTTACGCGAAAATCACGGAGGACGGCAAGGGTGAGGAAACCTACGGAACGCCCGTCTCGTTGGCGAAAGCAATCAAAGCGGATTTGTCGATTGAACTCGCCGAGGCGGTGTTACACGCCGATGACGGCGTTTCTGAAATTATAAAGGAATTCAAATCGGGGAAGCTGTCGCTCGGTGTGGACGATATCGGCACGAAAGCTGCACAGGATTTGACAGGGGCAAAAGTCGATGACAACGGTGTTCTGATTTCCGCAAGCGAGAATGACGGTCAGCCTGTGGCGGTCGGATTCCGTGCGTTAAAACCGAATAACCGCTACAGATATTTTTGGCTTTATCGGGTGAAATTCGGTATTCCCGCGACTAATCTGCAAACTAAGGGCGATTCCATTACTTTCAATACACCGACAATAGAGGGGACGGTTCTGCGGCGAAATAAGGAAGATGCATCGGGGAAACATCCGTGGAAGGCAGAGGTCACGGAGGGCGAAAGCGGGGTGGGTTCGGACACCGTTACGGAGTGGTTCACTTCTGTTTATGAGCCGGAATTCGGAGGTGGCGAAAATGACGAATAATGAACGCAGTGCTGTAATCAAAATCGGCGATGATGAGCATGAATTACTGCTTACAACTCGTGCGACCAAAGCAATCGCCTCACGGTATGGTGGGTTAGAAAATCTCGGCGAACGGCTCTTGAAAGCCGAGAATTTTGAACTTGCCCTCGATGAAATCGTTTGGCTTTTGACTTTGTTGGCGAATCAATCGATTATGGTTTATAACCTCCGCAATAAAGAAAAACCGCGTGAACTGCTCACCGAAGATGAAGTCGAACTGCTGACTTCGCCGTTGGAATTGGCGGGGTATAAATCCGCAATCACAGAGGCGATGTTCAAAGGGACGGCTCGGAATGTGGTGAGCGAGGGTGACGAATCAAAAAACGAGACAGCCGAGTAGAGCGACAATGTCAGTCCACTGACGTGGAAACTTTTACTCGGCTGTATTACTTTGGGACTGTTCAAATGCGGATGAGTGCTGATGATTTTTGGCTTTGTCCGCTTGGGCTGTTCCTTGATTTGTGGGCTTGTCATAAGCAGTTTCTTGGGATTGAGAAAGCGGGGCGGGAGTTGACGGTGGATGATGTTATTCCACAGTAGAATTGGCTCTTTTATTCTTCTCGTGTTCAGTTGCCATTTCGTGAATTTCTCGGATAGACTTGCCTTTAAAAAGCCCTCTTTGCCATTCTGTGTAATCAAACGTATCACGTTTAATCATACTGATAAAACGCTCGGTATCAACCGCACCGAGATTTTCTAAAAGCAAGTTTATTGCATCGACTCTTACAACAGTATCAGTTCTCATTATAATTCGCCTCCGTTTCGGTTATAAATTTAATCGGGTCTATAATTTTTATCCCGGACACAGTTTTGTTCAACAATTTTCTATCGGTTGTAATGAAGTAATCACAACCGCTCGTAATCGCACAGGCAAGTTGCAGTGAATCCTTCTGTTGAATTTTGAGCGTCATAATTTCTTCGCCTAACACAACCACTTCTTCAGATGAAGGGCAGTATTCGTCTGCGATATCTTCCCATAACGCAATTGCATTTCTTCTTTCTTCATACGGACTTTCACCGTTCTCAAAGTCAAGCATATACGACCATACTAATGAATGTTTACCCGCACGAACATCTGATTGAATGTATAACTTCGCCACAGTTTCCAAGTGAATCTTTTTTTGACTCTGGTCATCAAAAGGACGATTATAACTGCAATTGTCTAAATATATTTTGAGTTTACTCATTCTAAATATCCTCGCTGTGTGATTTCATTTTCTATTTTAACACATTCAATTATAAATGTCAAGAAAAAACCAAATTTATCGGAGGTGATTGCTGTGTCCGACTTCGGCTTAAAATAGGTGTCGAGGGGGAGCGTGAGTTTAAGTCGGCTCTCCGTGACATAAATCAGTCGTTTAAAGTATTAGGCTCGGAGATGCAGTTGGTGACCTCCCAATTTGATAAAAACGATAAATCTGTAAACGCTCTGACCGCTCGAAACAGCGTTCTCAATAAGGAAATATCCACACAAAAAGACAAAATCGAAACTCTTAAATCCGCACTTGACAATGCCACCGACAGCTTCGGCGAAAACGACAAACGCACACAAAACTGGCAAATTCAACTCAACAAAGCGCAAGCGGAACTCAACGGCATGGAGCGGGAACTCGGCGAGAACGAGAAGGCTCTCGAAGATGTCGGCGATGAGATGAACGCCACAGGCAAAAACGCCGACAAACTCGGTGATGAGGTTGAGGATACGGGTAAGGAGGCGGAGGAGTCGGGGAAGAAATTCGAGAAGCTCGGCGGGATTCTTAAAGGTGTCGGAGTCGCAATCGGGGCGGCAATGGTGGCGATTGGCACTTCAGCAGTCGCTGCGGGCAAGAAAATGTACGACATGGCAAGTGATGCCGCCGCCGCAGGGGACAGGGTCGATAAAGCCTCGCAGAAGTTGGGATTGTCGGCACAGGCATATCAAGAATGGGATTATGTTTTGTCGCAAAACGGGGCGAGTATTGACAGTCTTGGTGTCGGCATGAAAACGCTCCAAAAGACGATGGACGGACTGACCGAAGACGGCGGCAGGGCTTCTGATGCCTTTGCCAAAGTCGGGTTGAATTTTGACGATGTCAAGAATAAATCGCCGGAAGAGGCGTTTGATTTGACGGTTCGTGCGTTGCAGAATATGCCGCCGGGGGCTGAGAAAACCGCCGCCGCTCTGCAACTTCTCGGCAAGCAGGGCATGGAATTAATGCCTCTCTTGAATCAGACCGCCGAGGAGACTGAGGGACTGAAAAACCGTGCCAATGAACTCGGTATGGTGATGTCGGAGGATGCGGTTTCAGCTTCTGTCAAATTCACCGACAGCATGGACACATTAAAGCGGACTTTCGGCGATGTGAAAAACGCCATCGGTTCTCAACTCTTGCCGGGGTTGACGATGGTGACGGACGGTCTTGCTGATTTAATCGCAGGCAACGCCGATGCCGCCGAATCAATCAAGGTGTGCGCGAATGAGATTATTTCGTCTATTTCGGATATAATGCCGCAGATTCTTGATGTTTTAATGACGATTGTGGAGGTCGTTGCCGACATCGCTCCCGATATTATCACCACGCTCATCACTGGAATTACGTCAAACTTGCCTTCGTTAATCGAATCTGCCTCAAGAATAATTAAGGCTCTGCTCGGCGGGATTATACAGGCGTTGCCCGCTCTTGCCGAAGGTGCAGTTGCACTCGTGATGTAGCTCTTAAAAGGAATCATCGACAGCCTCCCCGCATTGTTGGAGGCGGCTGTTCAAGTGATTGTCACATTGGTGCAGGGCATTTCCGAGGCATTGCCGCAGTTGATTCCCGCAACGGTCGAGGCGGTCATCACAATCGTTCAAGGCTTAATCGACAACCTCCCAATGATTTTAGATGCGGCGTTACAGTTAATCATCGGGCTTGCGGACGGAATTATAGAGGCAATTCCTGTGCTAATAGATGCACTCCCCACTGTCATCGAAAGTCTTGTCGCTTTTCTCATTAAGGCAATCCCGCAAATCATAGAAGCGGGAATCAAACTGCTGACATCACTCGTGACGGCACTCCCGACTATTATCAATTCAATCGTAACGGCTATTCCGCAAATTATCGACAGCGTTATAAATGCCGTGATTGGCGCGATTCCGCTCATTATCAACTCCGGCATAAAATTGCTCGTGTCGCTGATTCAAGCGTTGCCGCAGATTATTACGACTGTTGTCCGTGCAATCCCGCAAATCGTAACAGGACTTGTCAATGCGATTGTGAACAATATTCCACAAATCATAAACGCAGGGGTGCAGTTATTGATTGCACTCGTGAAAAACACGCCGAAAATCATCATCGAAGTCGTGAAGGCAATCCCGCAGATTATCACGGAAATCGTCCGTGCGATTATAAACTGCATTCCGCAGTTGGCACAGGCGGGACTGGATTTGATTAAGGGTTTGTGGCAGGGCATTTCCGATGCGGGAGCGTGGTTGCGTGACAAAATATCGGGCTTTTTCGGCGGTGTGGTTTCGAGTATCAAGAACTTTTTTGGAATCAAATCACCGTCCACTTTATTCCGCGACCAAATCGGGAAAAACATGGCTCTTGGAATCGGAGTCGGGTTTGCTGACGAAATGGACGATGTGGGAAAAGCTATGCAAGAGGCGATTCCGACCACGCTTGACGCTCCCGATTTGGACATAAACGCGGGGATTCACACTTCGCTGTACGGTTCAGGCGGACTTGTTTCACTCGGCGATTTCGGCGGCAAGTTAGACGGTATTGCAGGGATTATGATGCAGATGTTCCCGAAGTTAGTTGAGGCAATGGATATAAAAGTTGTGCTTGACGATGGGACGTTGGTGGGGCGGCTTGCTCCCGAAATTGACAGGAATTTAGCTTTGTTGCGGAAGAGAGGATTGGTTGGGGTTTAATCAATCATTTTGAAGTGTTTAAATGCTTCTTTTAAATCATTTTGTTTCTCTACAGGACACGGAAAAATTCGCTCTAACGGAGTTTGACGATTATGTACTCCTTTAAGTGGTAGTCCGCAAATTTCTTTTACGTGAGCAATCCAACAAGTTTTCGGAATATAACCAAATTCATTATTAACGTATTCTTGTATTTGTTTATACGAAGCCATAAATTATCACCTTTTTTAATGATAGGATATTTAAATGAACGCTTTTATTTTTGACAACAGAATTAACTCCCGCTCCGACCTCGGCTTGCGGATTACCCAACCGCCAGTCATACCCATGTCAAAACGGCTCGTGGATTCAATCGCCGTAGACGGGCGGGAGGGCAGTCTGACAATTCTGCGAGGTTGGGAAGATGTGCGATTTAACATGAGAGCGGCTCTGCTCGGTGGTGACTTCCACAGCCGATTCCGTGAAATCCTCACGATGATTCTCAATGCCAAGACCATCAGCTTCAGCGATGATTCCGATGTGTTTTACAACGTCAAACACATTCAAGCGGGGACGTTGGAACGGCGGCTGTACTCTCTGTATGAATTCTCACTGTCGTTCATTTGCACACCGTTTCGGTATATTCGGAATATGCCGCCAATCACGATGACTTCATCAGGAACAGTCAGCAACTCCGGCACGGTGTACGCTCTGCCGAAAATAATCGTATATGGCACTGGTAGTCGGACTCTCACAATCAACGGCAAGCAGATTATTCTGAATATTCTGCAAGGCAATATCACACTCGACAGCGAATTGAAAACTTGCTACTTCGGAAACGTAGCACAGAATCAGAATATGCAGGGTGATTTTCCTGTTTTTGAAGTCGGCAATAACACAATCACGTTTGGGAGCGGGATTACAAAAATCGAAATAGAACCGAGGTGGCGGCATATATGATTA